TGAATACGCTAAAGCTTTGCCGCAATATGAATTCCATAGTGTAGGAAATCAAGCAGATAATTTTAAATGGTATTGGGAACCTCTAATGGAAGACAAACCGGATAATTTAACGTGGTGGGGTGAACGCACAGATGTAGATAATTTTTATCAATCTATGGATTTATTTTTATTTACATCTAGGGGTAGTGCCCATGATAAAGAAACAATGCCTTTAGTTATTAGAGAAGCTTTATCATATCAAATACCTCAATTATTATATAATTTAGAAGTTTACCAAAACTATTTTGATGATTATGATTCAATTAATTATTTAAATTATGATAATTTTTATGATAATATTTCTTTAATTAATAATCATTTTGCTGAAGAATTTAAAGATATAGATATTCAAGACTTTGAAGAAGAAGAAGCATATGTTATATGTACTTATCCTAAAACACAAGCTGTTGTAGATACTACAATAGAATGCATTAAATCATTAAGGAAAAATAGTAAGAGAAAAATTATAATATCGGCACATTGTCCCGTTCCTAAGGAATTGCAGGATATGGTTGATTATGTGTTTTATGAGAAGAACAACCTATTAACAAAACATACATTTTATTCAGGTTATTGGATGTATCATAATCAATATGATACTCATGTAAACTTAAAAGGTGAAGATAATGATAGATATCATGGCCCAGCTTGTTATACATCATTTTATAATCCAGCTACTTTTGCTAAAGGGTTAGGAATTGAAAAATTATATTATATTAATTTTGATTATATTCTTAAAGATAGTAGTTATATAGATTATATATCTAAAAAATTAAACACCCATGATACTTTCTTTGGTGAGTATAAAGCACAAGAAGGTAAATGTTATTATACATATTTTTTCGCAGCTAAACCCGAGGCAATTTTAAAACATTGTAATTTTATTGAAACAGAAAATCAATATAATAGTCTTATGGGTAAGTATGGAGCTGAATCTAATGGTATAGAAAATTTATACCACCACATATTTAAAAATAATATAAATAATTACATTGAACCTAAAGAAAAATTTGATGAAGATGCTGAAAAATATTTTGATTTTAGAGATTATTCAATGGTGGAATATTATACTATATTACCAACAGACATAAAAAATCATTTTTGTCCCTGGATAACAATTTCAAATGCTAAAGAAAGTAAAAATATTCACTATACAGTAGAAAAAAATGGTAAAATTATCATTGATAGATTATTAGAAGTTAGGGGAAAATATTCATTTTGGGATTTAATAAAATATAATTTAAATGATAAAATTACAGTTATATTTGATGTAAAAGATACTACAACTGGGGATAGTGTAAAATATCATAAATTTGATTTAGATAAAGATTATTTTCAAAATATAATGCCTAATAATGGTATGTTTAAATGGAAGGATAATAGAGATGCTTATAAACCAAAAATAAAATTATTACATCTTGTAACAGACCCAAAAAACGATCAGAAAGAACAAAAATCCATAAATAATTTGAAAGAATTTTGTTTAAAAACTGACATTACTTATGATATGAGGATTAATAAAATCTGGAAAGAACTCCCACCATCTGAAAATTGCAATAGGCCGGAGCATATAGATTTAAAACCAGCTTCTATAGGTAATGGTTTTGGGAAACTAACACCTGGCCATTATGGTTGTTATTTAGCACATAAAAACGCAATATGTTTAGATGATAACAAAAATTATGATTTTATTTTAATATTTGAAGGAGATACCATTATAGATTCTGATTTTAAGGAATTATATGATTCTTTATTTAGATTTAATGAGGTAGCACTTGTTGAAAATTTAGATCTAGTTGGGTTTGGTAATCCACCATCATCAACAAATATTAGAGGAAATAAAAACCAAGATGTTCACTGTGATGTAATACCCTTTGTACCTGCTCAATCTTATTTGATACCTAATAAAAATTTAAATAATTGGAAAGAAAAACTAGAAAATAGTAAATGGGAAGCTTGGGATTTGTGGATTATGAATGTAGGACAAATGAAATCAGGGATAGCAGATAAAGTTTATACTAAACATCTACCAGGATTTAGTTTAGTAGATCAAGTTGAAAAAAATAAATATAATGATAATCCTTTAATATTTACAGATTAATGAATTTAAAAATATGCCATGTAGACCCAGCCTGTGGATTAAATATACCACCTAAAAATTGGGGAGCAGTAGAAAAAATAATTTGGGAATTTGAAAATAATCAAAAATTATTAGGTCATGAATCTACCCACAAACTAGCATCATATATATCCCCGGGGGAATATGATATAGTACATTGTCATGTAGCTAATTTAGCTATTTATTTACAAGAAAAAAATATACCTTATATTTTCCAACTTCATGACCATCATGCTTTCCATTATGGTAAGAACTCATCTACATATAAAATAAATTTAAAAGCAATAGAAGGTTCCCTCACAACTCTATTACCAGCAAGATATTTAGTTGATTATTTTAATCATCCAAAAACCCAATATTTTTCACATGGGGTTAATATAAATGATTTCTACCCAAAACAATCAATACCAACCAAACTCTCCACCCCTAAATTATTAATGATAGCAGCCAATGGTTTAGGAGGACAATCAGCAGGTTTTGACAGAAAAGGATTTACTTATGGATTAGCTTTAGCAGCTAAATATAATTTAGAGATAACTATAGCAGGTCCAAATTTTAATAAATCTTTTTTTAATGAAAATTTATGGATGTTTAATTATCCAAAATTAAATTTGGTTTTTGATACTCCTAATAGTGAATTACTTAAACTATATCATCAACATGATATTTTTATACACCCAACAATGTTAGAAGCAGGTCACCCAAATTTAACAATGATTGAAGCAGCAGCTGCAGGTTTGCCTATAATAGCAAATTGGGAGCATGAGACTACTTTTCATGGTGCTTGGAGGGCTCCTCGCGATGTGTTTGAAATGGAAAGAGGATTAAAAGATATAGTAAGTAATTATAATTTTTATAAAAAAAGAGCTATAGCTACGGCAAAAGAATTATCCTGGGAAAATAGAACAAAAGAATTAATAGAAATTTATAAAGAATATATTTAAAAATGAAAAAAGTTTTAATAAAAGAATATAATAATTTATCAAAAATTTTGAAATCCCCAAAACCTTTAAAGAATAAATTTCTTGTTGATTTTGTTAATGGGGCAAAATTAGAAATTTTAGGAAAAATCTCCAAAAACTATCAAGTTCAATTTATAAACCAATTAGATAATTCTATTTTATATGAAAATAAAATTACAAATAATATGTGGACTAAGTTTAATAAAACATATTATATAAACTATAATATTAAAGTAATAGATTTAGAAAACAATACAACGGTATTTGAGCATAAATTTAATGCAAAAGATAAAAAAGTATATATTCATTTAGCTTCAAAAGCTTTAGGTGATACCATAGCATGGTTCCCATATGTTGAAGAATTTAGAAAAAAACACCAATGTGAATTAATAGTTTCTACTTTTCATAATAAAATGTTTGAAGACAATTACCCAAATATTACATTTATACCACCAGGAGAAGATCAATTTAATTTATATGCTATGTATGAGATTGGGTGGCATTATAATGAAGATGGAGAAATTGATTACGATAAAAACATCTCAGATTTTAGAAAATATGGTTTACAAAAATGTAGTTATGAAAGTTTAGGAATAGATCCTATTGAAATTAAGCCTAATTTAACTTTTAAAAACACAGGACCAACAATAGAAGGAGATTATGTTATAATAGCTCCCCATGGCTCAGCTCATGCTAAATATTGGAATTATCCTGGGGGGTGGCAAACTATAATAGATAATCTAAATAATAGAGGTTATAAAGTAGTAATGATTACCCAAGAACCCTTAGGGGATGAATGGCATGACTCTAAATTAGGGGGAACATTAACAGGAGTTATTAATAAAACTGGTGATTTTCCCTTAAGTGAAAGAGCAAATGATATGCTAAATGCTAAAGCTTTTATTGGTATAGGAAGTGGTTTAAGTTGGGTAGCATGGGCCTTAAATACCCCCGTGGTAATGATTTCAGGGTTTAGTGAAGCTTATAGTGAATTTGAAGATTGTGAAAGAATATCCCCACCACAGGATAAATGCTCGGGGTGTTTTAATAGAGTAAGATTAGATGCTGGGGATTGGGAATGGTGTCCAGATCATAAAAATACTAATAGAATGTTTGAATGTACTAAATCAATAACCCCTAATATAGTAATAGATGCTATAAATCGTCAATTAGAAAAATCTTCTTGATATTTATAACTAAATTATTTATATAATATGGCAATTACACTTTCAAATTCAGGAATATCATCAGGTGAAGTAATTAAATCTTCAGAAGTATCTCAATCTATAGATGCTTTTACAGGATTTCCAATTAGACTTAACTGAAGGTTCTGATATGGCTTTTAATGGAGTAACAACATTCAAATGGAGTGATTTTTAATTTAATAATAAGTTTTAATACGTATAACAGATGACAAAATTAACAGAACAAGAAATCAAAAAGGTTAATGATTTAAAAATTAAGTTTAATGGAATGGTACAAGCATTAGGTAGTACTGAAATTCAACTTATAAACCTTAATTTAAAAAAAGAACAACTTAAAGTGGAAGTAGTCAAGGTCCAAGATGAAGAAGTTAAATTAGCTAAAGAATTAGAAGAAAAGTATGGCAGCGGAACAATTTCTTTAGAAACAGGCGAATTTTCTCCAGACAAATAGACTTTTGACAGAAAACCATATATTTATTATCAAAATATAACAATTACATAACATGGCAGAAACATTAATTTCCCCAGGAGTATTAGCAAGAGAAAATGATCAATCACAGATTACTTCTCAACCAATACAAGCCGGTGCAGCAATAGTAGGACCAACAGTAAAAGGTCAAGTAAACATTCCAAAGCTTATTACCACATATAGTGAGTATCAAGCTAATTTTGGTACTACCTTCGAAAGTGGATCAGCTAATCAGAAAAGTGAATACACTTTCTTAACTTCAATTTCAGCGTATAATTACTTCTCAAATGGAGGAACTTCTCTAATTGTTACTAGAGTAGCTTCAGGTTCATTTACAGCAGCATCTTCTTCTAAGATTGCTAATGATCAAGAAACAGGAACAATTTTAGCTGCAACCAATTTATTAGGATCTGCCGTAGGAGGTGGAGGTGGAGATGCTACATTCTCAGGAACACCTGCTTTTACAGGAGGTTCAGGAACAGGATTAACACTTAATGCTGCAGTAACAACAAATGGAGGTGTTAAAATAGCAGCAGATGCTCTATTAACATCAATAACTGTAAATCCATCAGACGGTGTAGATGGAACTTATGCTACTACAATTTTAAGTGGTGGAACAGGAACAAATTTAACAGCATCAGTTGTAGTATCAGGAAATACAATATCAAGTATTACAGTACCAGTAGCAACTTCAGGTTCAGGATATACTACAGGTTCATTAACAATAGCAGCAGGTGCTTTATCAGCAGGAGAGTTAGTAGCAGGAACAAGTGCAGTACCAACAGGAGCAGGAGTTGCTGCGGGTGCATATGCCAATTCACAAACTTCTAATGCAATTACAATTACTGCGGGGATGGTTGATACAGCAGGAGCTTCAGGAGGTACTTTAACAATTACAACAGATGGAACAGGTGCAACAGTTACAGGTGCTGCAATATTAGTAGCTTCAAGTACAGGATATGTAAATGGTTCAATAATTACAATCCCAGAAGCAACTTTACAAGCTGACCCACAGTTAGGAGCAGCAGGAACAGGAGGAGATATGGTATTTGTTGTAGGAGCTTCAAATGTTGAATTATCTAGTGCAGGAACAATTGTATTAGATGCTGCAGATTTATTTTACTCACTAACAACTTTAAACGCTGCTACAGAAGGTGCAGATTATGAAGTTGGTGATGCTTTAGTAATAGCAGCAGGAGCAATGGGTGCAAATTCAACCGAATGTACTATTACATTAGTAGATGCTGACATAGTAGATGGAAATGCATTTATATTAGAAACAATTGGTCAAGGTACAATTATGAATAGTACAGGAGCTGAAAATTCTCAAGGTGCTTTAACAAATGGAACACCAGATAATTTAAGATGGGAAATTTCATCACCAAATACATCATCAGGTACTTTTAGTGTAGTAATTAGACAAGGTAATGACAATACAAGAGCTAAATCAGTACTTGAAAGCTTTAATAATGTATCATTAGATCCAAAATCATCTAATTATATTTCAAGAATAATTGGTGATCAAACACAAGTAGTAAGAGGATCAGGAACAGATGTTTACTTACAAACAACTGGATCTTATGCTAATGCTTCAAGATACGTAAGAGTAAAAGAAGTTAATTTCAAAACTCCAGATTACCTAGATAATAGCGGAACAGCAAAAACAGAATATACAGCTTCAATACCAGTAGCAGCTTCAGGAACATTTGGAGATGCATTAGGTAGTATTTTAACAGGAACTGGAAAATATTATGATCAAATTGATGGTAATGATACTCAAGGATTAGTTGGAGGTAATTATACAACAGCATTTAATTTATTAGCAAATAAAGACGATTTTAAATATAATATTATATCAACACCTGGTTTAGTATACTCAGAAGGAGATTATAAATCAGTATTAAATACTTTAATTGCTAATACAGAAAATAGAGGTGATAATATTATAATATTAGATCTTGAATTATATGCTTCATCAATAACAGCAGCTACAACAACAGCTAATGATAAAGATACTTCATACGCCGCATCATATTGGCCTTGGTGTATGGTAACAGATCCAGATTCAGGACAAAGAGTTTGGGTTCCAGGTGGAACCTTAATTCCAGGAGTTTATGCTAATAATGATAGAACAGCAGAAGCATGGTTTGCACCAGCAGGTATTAACAGAGGTGGATTGAGTCAAGTAATTCAAGCAGAAAGAAAATTAACTCAAGCTAATAGAGATGATTTATACATTAATAAAGTAAATCCTATTGCAACCTTCCCAGGAAGAGGAGTAGTAGTATTTGGTCAGAAAACATTACAAAATCAAGCATCAGCTTTAGATAGAGTAAATGTTAGAAGATTATTAATTGCACTTAAAAATTATATTTCTCAAATTTCTGATAATTTAGTATTTGAACAAAATACAGCGGCTACAAGAAATACATTCTTAAGCCAAGTTAATCCATATTTAGAATCAGTACAACAAAGACAGGGTTTATACGCGTTTAAAGTTGTTATGAATGAATCAAATAATGGACCCGATGTAATTGATAGAAACGAATTAAGAGGTGCTATATACATACAACCTACTAAAACGGCTGAATTCATTTACTTAGATTTCAACATTTTACCAACTGGAGCAGAATTCCCAGCGTAAAAATTAGAAAGTATAATATTTATAACTGAATAAAAAAAATTAAATAAAAAATAAAATGGCAGTATTAGATCCAAACGAAATATTTTTCACAGCATTTGAGCCAAAGGTAGCTAATAGATTTATCATGTACGTAGATGGTTTTCCATCATACATTATTAAAGGAATTAGTGGATTAGGGTTCGCACAAGATGAAATTACATTAAACCACATTAACACTTATAGAAAAGTTAAAGGTAAATTAAGATGGAATGACATTACGATGCAATTATTTGACCCAATTACACCATCAGGGGCACAAGCTGTGATGGAGTGGGTTAGATTACACCACGAATCAGTAACTGGTAGAGATGGTTACTCTGATTTCTATAAAAAAGATTTAACAATTGATGTGTTAGGTCCTGTAGGTGATGTTGTTTCTGAATGGATCATAAAAGGAGCATTTATCAAAGACGGATCGTTTGCTGATATGAATTGGGATACTGATGGTGAAGCTCAAAACATTGATTTAACTATCGGAATGGATTACTGCGTGTTAAATTTCTAAAAAGAAATAACATATTTTTTAAAAAGAGCTTGGCCTTCCCGTCAAGCTTTTTTACATTATATATATGTATACACGAATAATAAAGTTATAA